GAGAAAAGATGGAGAAAGAGGATGAGAAGGAAATATGGCTATAATTTATATTGAGAAAGAATGCCCATGTTGTGGTAAGATTCAAGTATTTCAGGAATTTTCATCGTGGACAGGAAAATATATACGATGTATGGAATGTGGTCATTACGAAAGCGAATTGGAAGATTTTAAATACCCTACAATTTGGGATATAATAAATAGTTAATATGAAGAAAGAACTATACAAAATACTAAAAGATATTTGGAACGGAGAAATTAATATGGAAGTAGTTTCTGGTATGGAGGTAGTTTCCAATATGAAAAAAGAGTCTGAATTGTTAGCATTATACGATGAATGTATGGAATTTTGGGGACTGGAGAAACAGCTCCGAATGGTTCAGGAGGAATGTGCCGAGTTAATTCTTGCTGTTTCGCATTATTTGAGAGGCAGGGAAGATGGCCATGATAATTTAATAGAAGAATTGGCAGATGTGCGTTTAATAACAGATCAAATAATACACCATTTTGGTAAAAATAAAATTAAATGTATAATTGATATTAAATCCGATTATGTTAAAAGAAAATTAGAAAAAGATAAGGAGAAGGAATATGGAATTTAAAATACCGGTAGATGAAATGCAATCTATTACCGCCCGGTTGGTGCACGTAGTTAAACTTAATGAAGACGGTCCTACTGGCATGGTAGCTATAGAAGCTGGAGAGGGTTTGAAATTCAAAGCCAATAGTGGCACCATAAATTTAGTCATTGAAGCGCAAAAATATGAGATACTTAAGACAGGAAAGGCTTTAGTCCGGCTTAGAGATATCAGAGGATATATAATGAAATTTGAGCCGTTGGTGGATAATTATGGAACGGAGCATTTCCATTTTATAATAGAAAATGACGAAGGCGCTATTAAAACTAAAACACATTTCCCTTCGGACAAGCCTTCATATCGTACATTGAGATTCCAGATATTTTTAAATGAGGTATATCCTAATATAAAAGAAATGGAAGAAGCTCATCTCATAATAAACAGTAGTATTTTGAAAAAGGGCATTGGAAGAGTTCTACATTGTATTAATCCTACTGAAGTTAGAAAGTCATTAACAGGGCTGAACCTTACTATAATTAATGATAAAATAATTTTCGCAGGCACAAATGGTGTCAAGCTTGCGGAATTTATATTAGACATTAATGCGGATGTTAGGGAAGAGTCACACATCTTGACTTATGGGTTTGCGGCTGTTATGAGAAGTGTATTGGATGATGATGCGCAAGTTTTTATGAGATTCGGAAAAAGAAATCTTTATGTGAAATCTAATGATGTTTATTTGGTAGGAAGCTTAGTTATTAGTGAGACTTATCCTAATTACAAACCAATGTTTATATTAGACAAAGTTATCAGATTCCCCAGACTTGATTTTTCTGATACGGTTAATACGGTCGCAGATGTTTTAGACCCAGAGGATAACCATAGATTGACAGTGAATTTTAGGGGCGACACAGTTGTATTGAAAAATGATAAGGTACACACGCAGCAAAAGTTTGACGAACCGTTTGGCACTGATTTGGATATTGACGTGAATGGAGAATTTCTCGGCTCTCTTCTTAAAGATTTTATAGGCGAAATACTTGAGATTCATTTCAATGAAGGCGATAATTATATAGTTCTTAAATCGCCCGAGAGCGAAAAACACACTGCGCTGATAACCATAGTTAAGAGGCGATAGCATGAACAAAGATCAAACTGACGCGTTTGGTAATGGTAAATCTGTAGATGAAATGCAAATAGAAAAGTCTATAGAAATACTTCAATGTGCAGGATTTACTATTACTAAAGGACCAGAAGAATCTAGACAAGCAGCTATTGAATTTGGATGGAAAGTAACTGCTCCGCCCATTATAAACGATAGAGTAAAAAATTTAAAAGATCTGCGCAATTATTTTTATATGCGTTTATGGACTAAGTATCCTAGTAGACAATTGTATCATGTGGATGGTAATTGGCAGAAAGAAATAAGAATGGTTAGACTGTTTGTCGAATCTAGAGAAAAGACGGGCTTGAATAGATATAGCGCAATTCAAGAATGTGTAGCGCTCATAGACATAATTTTTGATCATGAAGAAGAATTTAATTTTAAATCGCCAATAAATATTAATGTGTTGGGGCAAGACAGAGCTGGTTGGATAACTCAAAAAGCATCTTTAATTTTAAACAGTAAAAGACAAAAACAAGAAGAAAAACTACTTGATGAGAGATTAAATTCTATTGAAAGGGAAACAGAAGACAGAATAGATCCTAATAAAGCAACTAATAAATTAAATGAATTATTATCAAAGATGGAGGCAAATAATGGCTAGGAAGAAGGCAGTAAAAGAAGCTTCTATGTTGGGTATAGTCGAAAAAAACATAGAAAAGAACTATGGAAAAGGTGTGTTAAGTTTATTGGGAGACCACGAAGATTTAAAAATAGATTCAATATCTACTGGGTGCTTATCTTTAGACGCGGCTACTGGCGTTGGCGGTTTTGCTAGAGGCAGGATTTATGAAGTATATGGGCCTAATAGCAGCGGTAAATCTACGTTGGCTTTGAGTGTTGTTATGCAAGGGTTGCTTAGAGATATGACAGTAGTTTATATAGATGCAGAACATGCTGTTGATCCTAAATTAGTAAGAAATATGGGTGATGTTGTCGGCGTCAATGTTGATAATGTTAAAATGGTCCAAGCATATACAGGAGACGCTAATTTACAAATAGCGGAAGATCTGATGAAAACAGGTGAGATAGACATTGTAGTCGTAGATAGTGTCTCTGCATTGTTACCACAAGCAATGGCGGAAGGAGAGATAGGGGATAATTACATAGGACAATTAGCTAGGTTGATGAGTAAGGCATGTAATAAACTTACACCTATAGTTAATAGAACTAATACATTATTAATATTCATAAACCAAACTAGGATGGATGTCGGATCTTATGGCGATCCTAGAAAACCTACTGGCGGCGAGGCCGTACCTTTCTATGCTACCGGAAGAATTAAAGTTATCGGCGGTGAGACTAAATCGTCTAGGATATTTGATGACGAAGGCATAGTCATTGGCCATGAATGTAACTTTACCGTTATTAAGAACAAGCTTGCTGCACCCTGGAGAGTTGGTAAAATCAATTTGATTTACGGCGTCGGTTATGATTTTGTTGAAGAAGTTGTAAGATTAGCCATAGATTTTGGACTTATTGAAAAAGCTGGTTCTTGGTTTGAATTTAATAATGAGCGTATTCAAGGCCGAAAAAATTTAACGGATATATTCAGAGAAAATAAAGATTTGTACGATGAGTATAGAAATAAATGTTTTGCATTATTAGGATTACGTAATGAGTAAATTATCTGAATCTACCTATGATTTATTAAAAGAAATATTTCCGCATAATATTATATTGAAAGAATATTATGTTAAATACAAAGGAACCCGACTATTTTTTGATTTCTTTGTTAAAGACATGCTTATATTTGTTGAGGTTCAAGGTAGGCAACATGATGAATTTATAAAACATTTTCATGAAGATAGGGCTGGATTTCTTGAACATAAAAGACGTGACAATTTAAAAAAGGAATATTGCGAAAAGAGAGAATCCGTTTTACTTGAGATCAGAAGCGAAGAAGAGTTAGATAAAGATAAAATAATAGAGAGAATTTGGAGTGCAATGATAACATGATGATAGACGAATCAAAAACTTTACATGGACAAGCTAGAGAATTTATACTTAGGCTTGGATATTTTATTAGGATGGTAGGTGAATCAATACAGCCTGACTATTGGGTTTGTACGAGCTGCGGCAACATTGAATATTATGAGCGAGAAATTAGGTGTTGGAAATGTGGAATAGGCGAAATGATTTATAAAGGAGATTTAAAATGACCGAAATAATAATTCCATGTAAGAAAGACCCACATGATCCTGATAAGGAAAAAGATTGTGCTGATTTTGTGCCACTAAAAGATGGAACATTTAAAGGGGATAAAAAATATTGTAATCTATCATTTCAATGTAAACAAATAGGTATGTTAGGTCAATGGGTAGAGATAGAAGATAAAGACGGTAATATAATCGCAAGAGATTATTTATGTACTGGTAATTATGCTATATTTGAGGAAAGAAGCGAAGATGAAAAAGCTAATTAGCGGAGTAGACAAATGAGTGTAAATGAATACCTCAATGAAAGAGCAGAGGAATTAATGGTATATAAAATGCCTAGGAATCAATCTTTAATGAGTGAGATATTTAAATTTGATCCAAGAAATTTAGAGGCGACTTCATCAGAAAAGATATCACAATATACTATAGGACTGTCACAATTTCTGGTTTATTTTACTTCGCAGATTAATGCTAGTAAAGTTAAGTTGATACAAAAAAACAGGCTTATAGATACTTATTTAGCTAAATCAGATATTAAAGCCAGCACAAAAGCTGAAAAAAGGCGCAAAGTAATAGATTCTAACCCAGAATTGCAGAAGGTAGAATTAGATATCGAAGCTCTTGAGGGCGAAATAAAAATGACAGAGAATTTGGAAAGATATTACATAGAGCTGATAAATAGTTTTAAGCGCGAGCTGACTCGTAGAGAAGTCGAACAAAAATTTAGTAGGGATGAAAGAAGATTATAATGAGTGAAAAGATAAAAGAAACATTCTGCCAACCTACTTATGAACGAGCGTTGTTGTCATATTGTTTTGAAACCATAAGTAATTATTTTATTATCGGCGCCGCTGTTTCAGATAAAGATTTTCTTAGGCCGGAACATAGATTTATCTGGGTTATAATGGGGTCGCTGGCTAAAAAAGGCGCTTCTAAATTTGATGTATCTATGATAGTGCATGATGCTCAACAGAATGGCGTGCTTAAAGAAATAGGCGGGTATGAATATGTAATGGCCGTCACGAGTATGGACGTGACTGAGGGCAACATTCAATTTTATATTGATAAAGTTTTAGATGCAAGTACCAAGTATCAACTTTATATGAAGTTGAATTATGGTCTTAAAAAGATGGGAGACCAGGCTTCAAAAGATGATGTAAGCGCTGCTGATATGATAGGAATGGTTGGTAAAGATGTAATGGACTTGTCTTTGAAGTCCAAATCTATAAAAGAAGCCACTAATTTAGCTGACGGTTTGGATGAGTATATAGAAGAGCGTAAGGATAGTCCTGTAGAATTCTGTGGTTTAAGTAGTGGATATGATATATTCGACAAAAGAATAGACGGATTAGTTCCTGGCACCTTAACCGTTATTTGTGCTAGGCCTAAGGGCGGTAAAAGTGCTTTTCTATCGAATATAGGATCGTATGTAGCATATGAATTAGGTAAGCCAGTTCTATATGTGGATACAGAAATGCCGTTTGGGCAGTGGCGTGACAGAATATTAGCTATGATGTCGGGAGTACCGGAACGAAGGATAAAACATGGCGGTTATTCAGACAATGAATATGAGAGAATACAAATTGCCGCAAGGTTAATAAAGAAAGGCAAGTTCTTCCATGAGTATATGCCGGGGTATAGTGTAGACAAATTAGTATCTATCTATAAAAAATATAAATATGTGGAAGATATTGGTTTAGCGATATTTGATTATATTAAAGCGCCTTCGGGTGTAGATTTTAGAGATAAAAGAGAATATCAAGTATTGGGCGATGTTACTACAGCGCTTAAAGATATGTCTGGAGAATTAGACATACCTTTCCTTTGCGCTAATCAAATTAATAGGCAGGATGATGTGGCTGATAGTGATAGGATTTTGCGGTATGCCGATGTGTTGATGTTTTTTAAACCTAAAACTAATGAGGAATTGGATAAAGTTAAATCATTTGAGCGTGAGTATGGTAATTACAAACTCATTATAACTAATAGTAGAAGAGGCGGTACGACACCAGAAGAAGGCATTGGTTATGTATTTATGAAAAGGATGCTGAGAATAGAGGAAGCTCCTAAACAATTAATAGATTATGATTCCAAGGACTATCAAGAAAAAGAGGAAATAGAGCATGACTTTGGAGACTCAGATGAATGGGGCGACGAATCAGCTTCTTAGTAAGGAAGAGCGTCGTAACCAATTAAATAGATTAAAAGAAGCAATAGATGCTCAAAAATTATTGGAATCTTTGGGATTTGATATTTGGCGGAGTACCCCTACCGAATTGAGAGCGCCTTGTAAAGTTCACGGTGGAGATAATAAGACTTCTTTCAGAATGAATAGACAGACTAAAAATTGGATATGTTTTTCCCACGGATGTCATGAACAAGTAGGATATGATATAATTAGTTTAGTAATGCATCTTTTAAATCTTTCTTTTCCCGACGCGATAAAATATTTAGAAAGCATAAGTGGAATAGATATTCACGATGAGAAAGCCTATGTAGCTTTCAAACGAGATAAAGATAGACGAGAATTTATAGATCAGATGAGAGACAACAGGCAGATACCCACTGCTTTAGTAAGTGAATCATATTTAAAAAGCTTTAAGAAATTTAGATCTGATTTTTTTGTTAAACAAGGATTTCCTGAAGAAGTTTTAGATGAATTTGAAATTGGTGGTGGTTATGTTGATAAATACGGATTTCAAAGAGACGTAATCCCTATAAGAGATGTAAATGGGGAATTAAAAGCTTATAGTTGTAGAGATATAACTGGTAAAGCGGACGAAGATTATAAATATTTATTGACTAAAGGGTTCGACAAGGATAAAGTTTTGTATAATCTAGTTAAAGCG